CTCTACAGTTAGAGAGTGTGCCAGTAATGCACTGGACAGTCATAGAAGAGCAGGAGTGAATAAACCTATAGTGGTGTCTCTTGTAAGAAATGACAGTAACAACTATGAATTCTCCGTTGAGGATTTTGGTATTGGTTTGGACGCAGATGATGTAGAAAAGATTATCAGTAAGTATGGTAAGTCTACTAAACGTGATAGCGATACAGAGCTTGGTATGATGGGTCTTGGTTTCAAGGCCCCTCTAGCTTATGCTAGCAGCTTCTATTTTACATGTAGAAAAGATGGTGTAGAGCGTAAGTATATGATGTATGAAGGTGAAGACACTAACACTATTGACTTGATATATGAAAAACCAACAACAGAAGGTAATGGTGTTAAGGTGATTATACCTATTAAGTGGGGAGACCGTTGGGATTTTACAAACAAGATTAAAGAACAGCTAGCTTATTTTGAGCATGTGTATTTTAATGTAGATGACGTGGATAACAACTTTGTGATTCACAGATCCAACTTGTTTCAGTTCTCTGAACTATCTTCTGACAACTATCTGCATGTATGTCTTGATGATGTGTATTATCCACTAGACTTCAGTAAGCTTGGTATAGATAAGATAGAAATACCTGTAGGATTGAGACTTAACTTGACAGATGGTGTGTTTCCTACACCAAACCGTGAGGCTCTTAGGTATACACCTGAAGCAAAGAAAGCTATTCTAGAAAAGATTACACGCTTTGCTAATGTAATGACACAACGTTATAATCAATCAGTCACTGTAAATAGTGATGTATATGCTGTATTGAAGTATTACACAAAAAGCAGCAGATACATCAAGATGTTTGGTAAAGAGTTTGACTACAATCAGCTTGCTCCATTTGCTACAGCTAGAATTGCTACACCTAAGATACCTGGTGTAAATACATTGGAATTACATACGTTAAAGGGATATTCATTTGGTGCATTACTTAAGAACTACAGACGTTCTTACAAGTATGAGAATGGTAGAATGTATGAGATCAAAGCTGATAATACTTGGTCTTCACGTGTTGATTGGGATGCAAAAGATAGAAGACACTACATTCTTAATGGTGACATGCGAGGTCATAAGAAAGCTTATCTAAGAGAGCTTGCAGAAAATCATACAGATAGATGTGTGTATTTTATTAAAGAGAAAGCTAAGCATAAACAGGTGACACTAAAAGGACATCAAGGATATAGAGAGCTTCTGAAACTTAACAACTATCCTAAGGACCAGTGGAGAACTGTAATCAAAGAGTGGAAGCATATTGAGAGTCTTCTACTTGCTGATCTTATTGATGCTGATGCTATTGAGGTGCCTCAAGACTGGTTAGATGCTAGAAAGCAAAGCAAGGTGGCTAAGATGAAAGCAACCAAGGCTGCTAAAGGTGCAAAGCTTGAAGGTGATTTCAATTGTAAGAAAGCAGAAAATCTTCTTAGATATAATAATGGTAGAAACTGTAAGTTTATTGCTGGTCGTCTTAATGTTCAAACAATAGAAGAGGGAAACACTCTTTATGTTTATACACATCATGATGACTTTATGAAACTTGATAAGATGTATGAGGATACCAAGAAGATGGGTATTGAATATATTACACTATCTCAACGTGAGCTTAAGATTATTGAAGATTCAGGAGAGACAATTGACAACCTTGTGTCTTATGATGATTTTGTAAAAGGTCATGAAAAGTTTGTTAAGATAGTTACAGCTGTACGTATTCACAGATTCTGTAGTAACTATAGTGATGTGTTTGATAAGAGAAGTTATATTAAAGAAGTTAATTTAGAACTTGCAACTGATCTAAAGAATCTTACAGATTATCGAGCACTCTATCTATATCCTACTAAGTATAGTAGTTTTGGAGATCTTGATGATTTGATGAAGATAGCTGAAGAGAACAACTTGTTTGATGATACATATTATCAACTACAAGAGAAGGTTCATCAACTATTAAAGACTCACTATTATTTCAATACACTTGCAAACGTGATGAATTATTCTCATACTTCTAGTGGACTTCTAGATTGTATGGCACAACTAATGACTTGTAATGGGTTAGAGGTGAATCCAAACTATGAGTATAACTATCTAAAGAAAGCGCTGGAGGACAGCGAAGAAACAGAGTAATCATGTGGGAGATTGTTTGACAGTCTCCCATATTTTTCGTATATTAATAAATAAATAACAATTAAAAACATGAGTAAATTTCTAAGTTTGGAATGGTTCAAAAACAAAGTGGACCATTCAGTAGAGAAGGTAATTGAGAAGAAACTTGATGCCTTAATGAATGAACAAGATGAAGCTGCTGGACAGCCTTATCAAAGTGCTAAGTTAGTTAACGATGTACTAACTGTTGTGATGAGTGATGGTTCTGTAATTACCAAAATGGATGCTACAGAGGACCATTATGCAGCTGTACAGCTAGCAAAGAATGTAGCAGAGCTGTACTCTATTGTTAGTGACCCTAGTGTTGTTAATGAGAAAATTGAAGAAGAGAAAAAGATCGCAAGACTGCTAGCTCTTCGTGAGGGACTTTCTATTCTCAGAGAAAGTGGTGAGTTCACAGTGGATGGAGATAGTGTATACTTCAAAGGTATATCTAGATCTCTACCACAACTACTAGTTGAAGAACTTATTGATGAGGTGAGTCGTGCTAAAGAATTGGGTATTCCACTAAATGATTCTGATGGATATCAATCTCTCAAGCGTTTCTTTATGTGGTGTGCACTTAATCCAAGAGCTGAGGTGGCACATGAGCTGTACAGATTCTTGAAAGAGAACAGCTTCCGTATCACTAAACAAGGATTCTTTGTAGCACTACGTAATGTTGTTACACTACATGGATCTCCAGAGCTTGTACATTTCATCTCTAACACATACAACAAGGTGAAAGCTGTTTGGAAGAAGAGTCCAGATGACTACACCGTATTTCTAGAGAATGGTGAATACAAACTTGTGCATGATGACAAGTTATACCGTGAGGAAACACGAACTAGTACAAGTTGTCAAGAGTGCTTGGGAGAAGGTGGTTACTATGATGATGGTGATTATTATGAAGATGAAGATGAATGGAATGAAGGAGAGTGGATAGATTGTGACAGTTGTGATGGAACAGGTGAAGTGGAAGAGTATGAGTTCACAACAAATGTTATGGTGGATCATGGAGAAGAGATAGGTAAACTTACAGAGCTCTATCTAGATCTACCTAACAGACATGAGAATCGTTTCACAGATGATTGGACTAAAACATTTGACATTCGTGTAGGTAAGGTGGTTAACATGCCTAAAGAACAGTGTAACTGGTCAACACAAGATTGTGCTGCAGCTGGTTTACACTTCACTTCTGACCAGATACACTATGTAGGATGTGGTGATCAGTCTGTACTTGTTCTTATCAATCCTATGAAGGTGGTTGGTATTGGTACACACAAGGGTAGATGTTATGAATATCTACCAATCATGACGTTGCCAAGAGATGAGGCTACAGAGATTCTTCATAACAATCAGTTTGACACTCTACAGCTTGATGAAGAGTATGCAATCCGTGAGCTTGAAAACCTTGAAACTAAGGTGCAAGAAGGATTTGTAGCTGAGAGTTCTAAGTATGAATTCAATTTACCAAATGTTAGCAGTGCTGACATACGTAATATTGTAGGAAGCTTAGAAGATATGAAGGCTGAGATACGAGATAGAATCGTATCTTTAGATTAATTAATTGGGGGATAGCATTTATTTTGTATATTTGTTATTCCCCATTAATTTAAACTTATGGCAAAGAAATCAACAAGAAAGCCTAGAGTTCCTAGGACTAGAAATGCTGGCACAATGACAGAAGCAGCGTTCTGGTCTATGATTAGGAGTGCTCTAAGGCAGAAAAGCAGATGGTGGAAGCCAATTGCTGAATGTAAGAAGCTTGCAAGGCGAGCGTACAAAGGAAAGAATAAAAGACAGAGGTGGGAATACAAATGCAACAAATGTAAGGAGTGGTTCAAGAGTGATCAAGTTAATGTTGATCATATAGAACCTGCAGGAAGTTTGAATTGTTCACAGGACTTACCATCTTTTGTGGAAACACTCTTTTGTGAACAAGAGAACTTACAAGTGTTGTGTAAAACTTGCCATGACCAGAAAACAAAACTGGAAAAACAATTAAAACAATTTAAGAAATAATGAACAGAGAATTATTGAGATCGCTCACAAAGCCTGAGCACTATGATTCACAGACTAATATAGATGTAATAGACATATGTCATATGTACAACATATCTTTCTCTCGTGGTAACATAATCAAATATGTTATCAGGGCAGGTAAGAAGAACGATGAGTTGAAAGATCTATATAAGGCTTTGGATTATTTACAAAGGGAAATACAATACATTAAAAACCAATCACAATGATAAAAGGACAAACAAATACAGAAGCAAACTATAGGGCTGTCATGTTGGACAGCTCTAGTTCTTTAAAGGACTTTTCACTTGATAGAAAGAAATACTATAGAAAATATATCCTTAATGAACCAATTAATGAGAAAGAAACAGCAGCTGCTAACATGGGTAGACTAGTGGAGACACTATTGTGGGAACCAGATCTTTTCGAAGAGAAGTTCTTTCTATCTTCTTGTGCAACACAACCAACAGGACTTATGTTGGAGTTCGTTGAAGCGTTGTACAGAGTGACTAGAGATTCTACAGATGAGTCTGGAGAGGTGACTAGAGACTTTGAAAGCTTATCAAGAGAAGCATATGATCTATCTTCCTTCAAGATAAAGTATGAGGCTGTCATCAAGAAGTTTGTAGGTAGTGATGCAGAGCTATACTATCATGAAATCAGAAAGGTGAGAGCAAACAATCTAACTGTAGTGAACAGCTTAGATGTAACTATGGCTGAAAAGATCGTAGAAACACTTAAGCAAAGCAGTGTCACATCAAAACTTGTCACTCTTGTTAGTAGTGCAAGATACAATGTGTTTTGTCAAATGCAAGTTGAAGACTATGTTATAGACGGACATGCTTTTAAGTCTATGATGGACTGGGTAGTGGTAGATCATGATGCTAAAACTATTCAGGTGTATGATTTGAAGTGCACATGGAATGTAGAGAACTTCTTTGAGGAATACTATTTGTATAGAAGAGCATACATCCAGGCATTCTTGTATAAGAAAGCTGCACAACACATGGCTAATGATGACATGCTTGAATACTATGGGTATGAAGTACTCAATCCTAGATTTATTGTTTGTGATAGTGCAAACTTCTATAGTCCAATAATATATACATTGTCTGAGGAAGACATGAATGATGCTAAGAATGGCTTTGAGTACAAGGGTAGAACCTATCCTGGTGTTAAAAGCTTGATCAGTGATTTGAAATGGGCAACAGAAAATAACATGTGGGACGTTAGCCAAGGAACATTCGAGGCTAATGGAGTAGTTAACATACGAAATAGATAATAATGACAATTAAGAAAACGATAACCAGTATATTTATGGTTCC